ATGGGACGCCACCCTGCAACGGTCCCGGGGCGATGGGGGTAGCCCCACCCCCCGTGGGGTCTGTCGGCGCTTGCATGAGTATGCAGCGGTCAACCGAGCAGTCGGAGCTGCTCACCTGTACCCAGGTGACCGGCACCCTTGGTGGAGTTGCAAAGAAAGTGCGCAGCCTGCACGTTGGCGGGTTCATGTGTGCCGCCGTCTGCGAGCGGAACGATGTGGTCGATAGTTGGAGCGAGAGGATGCGGTACCGCTGCGCCCCGCTTGAGTGGCTTGCGACAGATCATGCATCGCCAACCATCTCGGTTGAACACCTCGGTGGGGACAACGGGAGAGACGTAGGCACCCCGCTCGACGGACCTTCTTCGCTCCCTCTCTCGTCTTCGGTGTGCCCTGTCCCGGCAGGCCACGGAGCAGTAGGTGCGGCGCTGGTCCATGTCCTGGGCCATGGGGGTGATGTGCTGCCCGCACGTGCGGCAGTCGAATGCTGGAGCGGGGGTCCATGGCGTTGGCGGTGGATGGTCCGACGCATTGGGGCACGGTGCGCCGCGACGAGTGCGCCACGCACCGCAGGTCGAGCACTGGTGCCATGAGAGATGAGACGCCACGTTGGTCGTGTATCGCCAACGCTTGGCCTCACCCTCACACTCCGTGGAGCAGTAGATGGCCTTGAGGCTGAACGAGGTGAACGACCCCTTGCACACCACGCAGGTCCGCACGTTGCGATCTCTGTATCGGTGGACCTCGGCTCGCTTCTTGCAGGAGTCGGAGCAGTAGATCCGCCGAGGGTTGCCGGAGACTTCGCCTCGGCACTCGGGGCACGTACGCTTCGCCATGTCGCTACCTCTCATCCAGGTGGTGACCACGAGCCCGGGCTGTTGACGCAGCGCCGGGCTCACTTCATGTTACTCGGTGGGGGTGACGGGTCGCCCGAAGCCTCCGTCGTTGCGGGCAGTGGAGCGGCCGTGGCATCGAGCGCATGTCCCACGACCGTGCCGTGGGTCGTTCGGGTTCAGGCCACGCTCCACCAGTTGCTTACGGGTGAGCGGCCAGTGATCGGCGTGGGCGCTCGGGGCTGAGCCGCAGATCACGCACACTGGATCTCGACGCAGTACCGGCGCTCGGAACAGTCGCTCATGGTCTCTGCCGTAGCCGCGCTGCCTGGCACTCGGTCGGCTGGCGTCCGTGGTCGCTCGGAGCTTGGCGAGCTGCGAGTCCTTCTTGGCCTTGGCGTGGCCTGCGGGACAGTCACCGCCGCGCTCCCGTAGGTGCGGGCAGGTGGGCTCGGGGCAGGGCTGCCAGCGGGTGCGAGGCATCAGCCGTCCATGTACTGCGCTCTGGTCTCCATGGCGTCCTGCTTCTCCCGTGGCGTGGCCTCGGTGATGTCGTCCAGGCGGTCGGGGCAGAGGATGGCGGTGAGGGCGAGAGATGCTGCTCGGCGGTCTGCTGTCTGGTGGTGCGTGAGCTCCAGGTTGAGGGAGGCGTCACTGCCGCACCGGCCGTCGAGTGCGTCGTCGATGTCCTCGTCGGTCAGGTCGTCTCTGGCACTGACGTCTCGGAGGTGCTCGGCGGCTGCATCCCGCTCGCTCGTGTCGTCGTCTCCGCAGGCTCCTAGCAGGAGGGTGAGAGCCGCGAGTGTCGCCAAGGTCCGCATGGGGTGGAGCGTATCGCTCACCCCCTAACGCAAGCCGCCCGCCCGGTGAACCCCGGTGCGGGCGGCAGCTAGTGGCATTTGTGGGCGCGACGTGGTTCACGCCTGTGGACAAGTTACATCAGTGAAGTTCGATCTGTCACGCATCCGCTCAGGAGGCTCGGTCGACACCGAGCTCGTCCAGCCACCGTCCGAGGGACTGCTGCCACATCTTCGGCTTCCCCTCCCGGTCCACCTCGGCCTCCCGTATCCAGCGCGGGGGCTTCGTTCCTCCGAGGATGGCGAGGTCGCAGCAGGATTGGCAGATGTTCTTCCCCGGCATCCGAGGTCGGCGGTAGCGGCGGTGGATCTCGAGGTGCCAGGCGCAACAGTCCTCGTCTGCCAGGCCGGCGGTCCAGTGCTTCTCGTCCTGGCTGGGGTCGCGGGGCAGGTGGTCCCTCGCGATGGATGCAACAGCGGAGACGGCTCGGTCTGCTGACCTGATGGCAGGTGGGAGGGCGTAGGTGTCGTCCACGTCGAGTCCTGCCTGCACGGTTCCGGGCATGAGCCGTGCGTTGACCATGAGCACTCCGGCCCAGGTGGTGGGTCGCTTCCCGCTCACCCAGTCGAGGACGATGCCGGCTGCGACGAGGAAGTCGTGGTGGGCGATGCTCAGTCGTCGGAGGTCGTCGGTGTCGCTGCCTGTCGTGCTGTTGCTCACCGCTGCGTTGCCGGTCGGGTCTGATCGAGCGATGTGGTGGGAGTGGTCCCAGGGGCCCTCGTCGCAGCGTTCGGGGTCGTCGCAGGGTACAGAGGTCGTTCTGCTGCCCTCGGTGTCGAAGCGGACAGCACATAGGCCGGTGTTGGCGCTGGCGACGATGTGGGCGGTGATGCGGGACGGGTCGAGCGTGCGGGCTCGGCGCATGGCTTCGTGCCAGGTGTCAGCGAGGCTTGATCTCATGCGGCTCCTGAGCGGACGGTGGCGGACAGGGTGGAGGTGGCCGAAGGGGTCACGGATCGTCCAGATCGAGGTCGGCGAGCAGTGGGACCATCCGCTCGAACGCTGCGATGATGCGCTCCGTCGTCGCCGCGTTGTAGCGGAGGCGGTCGACATGCCACAGGAGCGGCTCTCGGGTCAGGGAGCGCCAGCGCAACGCCTCGGAGGGGACCAGGAAGTCAAGAAGGCGGCTCATGGCCCCTCGGTGCGGTAGGTGGACAGGCGCAGCGCAAGGCCGGGTGGGACGTCGTTCTCGGCAGCGAAGCCGAAGTCGGCCACTTCGGTGAGCAGGTCCCGTAGCTCGGCGTTCTCGGCTTGGAGGGCTTCGATTTCGTTGGCGGCGTCGGCCATCAGCCGCCCTTCGGCGCAGACGTCGCATCCTTCGTCGGAGCAGTGACCGCCGCGAGGCGGGTTTCGAAGTCGTTCGAGCAGCTCGTCGGGCTCTCCTCGGGTGTCGGTCACGAAGGGCCCCCGAGAGCGCGGTCGACGGCTGCTGATACCGCCGAGTCGGGGTCGTAGATGGACCCGTCGATGCGGAGGTACTTCGGACCTGCGTTGACGTAGCCACCCTCGTCCACCATCCCCCGGATGGCGGACCGAAGCGCATCGACCTCCTCGATCGCTGCTACAAGGTCTACGCCGACCTCACGGCACCATCCGCAGTCGCGGTGGTGCCCGTGGTTGGCTCCGATCTTGGCGACAGCACGCGCCGCCTCAACGTCGAGCACGTGTCGGGTGCTCGCCGCTTCTGTTCGCTGTTCTCTCATGCCTTCGTCTCCTTGCTGGCGGATGGCGCTCGGGTCACGGGGTCGAGGGGGGTCACGGAAAGCGGGTAGCGGCTTCCGCATTGGCAGTCGGCCTGGTGGCGCTTGTCGAACTCGCAGCCGTCGTTCGAGAGCACGGCCCACACGACAGGACACCAGACCCACTCGCCGATGCGCTCGGCGTTCTCTGGTGAGGCCGGATCGCCCCAGCCGTCAGGCAAGTCGTCACTCACGCTCCCGCCTCCTTCGATTGCAGTTCGGCCTCAGGCTCGAGCTTCGGGATCGTCGGGAGCGCAGACCTCAGTTCGGCGATGCGGTCCTTGGCTCGTTGCTTGGCGAGCGCATCGAGCTCGGAGCGTGTGAGACGCTTCCGGTTCTCGTCCACCTCCCTGTCGAAAGCCGCCATCTCCACCACCCCGAAGCTCGCGACCGTCACGACTCGATGCCGTCGACCGCGTCGAACACCATGCGAACGAGGTGCTGGTCGCCGGTGCTGAGCCAGGTGCGGCTCTGCTCTGGGCTCTCGGGGTCATTGCCGATCAGGTAGTCGCCGTCGCGGTCGATGACGCCATCGGCGTACATCTCACCGATGAGGCGAACAGCGCTGATTTGCTCGTCCTCGTCGACGTCCACTCCGCTCCAGAACTCGTCGTACCACTCGCTGTCTCTCATGCCGTTCTCCTTTGTCCGGCCCCGCACTCGCATCGGCGAGTGGGAAGCAACTTCCCGTCCTTGTCGCGGTTTGGCGCGATGACCCAGCCCGACTCCTGACACTCTCCGCAGACCTCGCGCTTCTTCTTTTTCACATGTTCTGTACTGATAGGAGGGTCCACGGTGCCTCCTGCGGTGCACTCAGGTGCCTCCTGCGGAATCGACGTGCCTCCTGCGGGATTCGCAGGAGGGTCTGACGTGCCGGTTGTGGATAACCCAACATCGTCCGCAGGAGGGTCTGACGTGCCTGCTGCGAGAGGGATGAGGGCGTCGTACATGTTCGAGTACGAACCACCGCGACCGACGTGGCGACCCTGACGAACCTTGAGCAGCCAACCTTCCTTGAGGGCCAGGTCGAGGTGCTTGCGAACGGTGCGGACGCCGAGGTGCGCCATGTCTGCGACGGTCTGCTGCGAGGGGAACGCTCCGGTGCCGTGCTTGTCCATGAACGTCGACAACGTCATCAGCACGAGCCGGGTCGTGGACGGCAGAGGGGAGGTCAGGACGGCCCGCTCCCACTCGTACTTGAACGGCTTACTCATCCTCGTCCGCCGCCTTCTTGACGGCCTCGTCGAGAGCACGACGCGCCTTCCGTAGACCACGGTGGGCGATGCGGCGTTCCTTCACGTCAAGCACGAACGGCACCGAGGGCGGATCTGGCGGTGGCGTCTCACGGGCAGCGCGGTGCTCAACGAGACTCACGACGCGAGCGGCGCTATCGTCAGCGCTGGGCATGATCCCTCCTCTGGTTAGGAGCGGTTGTGTCAAGGGGGCCGGTGCTGTTCACGCAGCGCCGGCCACCGCTCATTGTAGCACCGAACACCAGTGCTGACCGGGCCATGAAACCGCAGGTCAGAGCCATCAGGCAGCCCCTTTGTTGGCGTGGTAGCGGCGACGCGCTTGCGCCCTCTCGTACTCGGTGTTCTCGGCGTAGAACTGACGGGAGCGTGCCCGCTCGCGTTCCCCGATCGCCTCGGCGTACCGCTTCCGGTAGTGGAAGCGCTTGTTGCACCGCTTCGAGCAGAACCGAACGTCCGGTCGAGCCCTCGCCTTCGGGATGAACCGGGTCTCGCACTCGTCGCAGGTGAGGGAGATGGCGTCGATCTCGTGCTCTGTGGACTCGGGCCACACTTCGGCTGGGTGGAAGCCGGCACGGACGGCCAGGCGGTCAGCGACGCGGTAGGTGACGCCGCGGCTTCGATAGTCCGCCTGCGTGCTGCCAGACACACTCAGACGCGCCAGCGCCCCATGCACGGTCAAGCCCATAGCGGCGGCCAACGGTTCGACGGGGTAACGGCGCGGGTTGGGGGTCACGCGCACTCCCATTGCGACCACGACGTAGCTCGCAGCCACGCAGCACCAGCCGCGATCTGGACCGCGCCGGGAGCGTGCATCGCTCGGGCGTACTGCTCCGCTCCGACCATCGCTCGCGCCTTGACCCATGTGGAGTCGAGGAACTGGAGCAGTCCGCTCGCCGTACTGTCCGGTGACGGGTTCTCGATGGTCGGGTCGTACGTGTAGCCCGTTTCACAACCGATGACCTGGCACGCCTTGGCTGCCTGATCCCCGAAGTGCTGAGCAACGAGCTCACCCCAGCCGCCGCACTCTCCCGTGTAGCTGACGGCCGGCGCTTGCGTGGCTGGCACGACCGCGGGCTCTGTCGTTGTGGGCGCAGCCGTGGTCGAGTTTTCGTTTCCGGAAACCGAGCTTGCTTCTACCCTTACAGTTGTCGTGGTCACCGCGAGTTCTGGGGGTGGGGGCCAGTCGACGGAGAGCTGGGTGGTGGGGACGCGCGGGGTGCCTGATTGCGCGGTTGATGCCGGTGGCGGATTGCACGCGGTGACGAAGACGAGCGCGAGGAGAGTGGCGAGGTGCCTCATGTGTCGGCCTCACTGTCGTTGGGTTCACGTGTGAACAAGTTGCGGAGACGTCGACGCCATGACCTCTCGATCGACTCCTGTTCCGACAGCGCGAACAGCACGGCCGGTGAGCAAGGCCACCCATCGGTGCATCCAGCAGCGCACTGGGAAGGACCGAGTTCGTAGCTGAAGCCGTGGTGTGGACCGAATCCGCGGCACGCCCGGTCGTACACCTCCCGCTCCTCGTGGAACAGGCGGCTCTTCTCGTCTGCGCTGACAGTCGCCGTCATCGCCTACCCGCCATCCCGCGCACGATCGCCCGGTACTCGCCGTCTTCGACCTGGCCGGCGATGTCGTCACGACGACGCCACACGAACGGGGCCACGACCGCGGCGGCGAACAGCCACGGGGTGACGTGGTAGAGGACGAGGCTCATGCGACCTCCGCACAGACGAAGCCGAGCGCCGTGCCGTGGAAGGCGATCTCGCATCCGGGACACATGAGCGCGGGGCCGTTCTCGCAGCCGCAGTCACGGGACGGCTCGTCCACGTACAGCGGGTCAACGAGGGTGCGGGAGCAGTAGGTCTGCCCCAGTTCCATGACGCCGTTGCGGTCGGTGGCGATCCAGCGTGCTCGGGCGTGGTGGATGCGGTTGTGCCAGTTCGGCCGGTTGCGACGGCACGAGCTGGCGACCACGTAGCAGTGTTCGACGTCCTCGCAACGAACGATGACGCCGTTGTCGTAGGTGCGAGTCTTGCCGTAGGGCGGATCGTCCGTCTTGCCGCGACCCCGCATCCACCCCTCGCCTCGCATCCACCCGTTGATGGCGATGTGATAGCGGTAGGTGCTGGTCATGCGGTCTCCCTCAACAGGTCGAGCAGGTCGTCCAGACGCAGCACGCACCACCACTCACCGACGTCGGTGACGCCGCGGGGCTTGGCGACAACGACCGGCAGCCGTTCCCCGGACTCGGCGACTGCTTGGCGCAGCCAGCCGGGGAAGTCGTAGACGGCTTGGTTCTTCACTTCGATGGACACGCCGGGGATGGCGTCGATGTCTCCGGGCTGCCGTCCGTCCCCGGCGAGGTAGCGGCGGGCGTCGGGCCAGCCGTTGGCGCGGAGGTGCTTCACGACCTCGCGCTCGGCGACGGCTCCCTTGGTGCGCTGCATGGCGCTCATCAGGTCCGCCGTCCGCACGTTGGACACTTCTCGGGTGGCGTGTAGCTCCAGCCGTCAGCGAGCAGGCGTTCGCGCTCTGCGAGCCCTTCGGGGTCGGCGGTGTCGACCAGCTCGAACGGGGTCATCCAGTCGAGGTCCTCGTCGAAGTCGGAGCGGTCGGCGTAAGCGACGTGCAGGCGGTCGGAGCAGTTGTCTCGGTCGTTGGTGACCCGGAAGTACCAGGCGTCTCCCTCGTCGATCGAGAACCCGGCGGCCACGACGTACCAGCCAGGCGCTCCCATGCCGCGCATACGCGGTGCGGGAAGCCCATCAGGGAGCCAGAGCAGGTCACCTTCGGCGAACGGGGCGGGCAGGTCGCCGCTTCCCCAGTTGCTGACCTCGCGGTGGCCGTAGCCAGCCTGACGGCACATCTTCCGGCGCTGCTTCACTGTCGGACGGTCGGCGCTCATCGATCGACCGCCTTCGCAGCCAGCACCACGACACGCAGCCGGTTCCAGGCACGCTTGGCGTTCGAGCGGGTGGCGTAGCCCTCCCCGCTGTCAGTCATGATTCTCCCGTTCGAGAGAACGCGCCAGCGGTGCTCGCCGCGGGCGTCGGCGTAGAACTCGACGGAGGGGCGGCGGGTCATCGGGGGACCTCCGAACTGCCGTTGTAGATCGTCTCGCAGAGGGTCACGAACTCGTCCACGGCGTCCGCAGCGAGCACGTCATCGGCGATGTCCCGCAGTTGCAAGTGAGGCGGGCTGTGGCCGATGAAGTGCAGCCGTTCGGGGTGGAACAGGCCAGAGTCACGCATCGCCCGAAGGAGTTGACCCGACCCGAGCGCGTTCACGGCGTAGAGGACCCGCCAACGGTCGGCCCGTCCCACAGTCGCCGTTTCCTTCTGGTCCATCACTGCCTCTCGATCGGCTCGTGGAACCTGGCTGGCAGGGGCCGGACCGCGTTCGCTTCGTGCGGTGCCTTCCCCACGTAGGGGCCGTGCTCGTCCAAATCCGAGTGACCGCCGGTGACGCAAGATTCGCGGCAGGCTGGGCAGCGGGAGCACAGCCACATCACCGCTCCCTCGTCGCGGTCCTCTTCGCGCATGGCGCGACCGCAGTGGCGGGGGGTCACTGCTCGCCCTCGCTGCCGATGTCGGGTGCCTTGAAATCTTCCCTGTGCATTTCAAGGTTCGGGTCGGTTCCTTGACTTCGGTCGAGTGGGACGAGGCCTTGCCAGTGCTCGGTCCACGACCACTCACACCAGCCGTGAACGCTCAGACCCAACTCGCGGGCCTTCGCAGGCTCCCGCTCAACCCAGTCGTTCACCCACTGACAGACCGTGAGGATCTCGTCGACCTCGTACGGGTCGCCGCCTTGGCTGCGCTTGTGGGGCTCGTGGCCGACCAACTCACCCGTGCAGGGATGGTCGAGGACATGCAGCGCTTGGCAGGTGTAGCCGTCGCGGGCCATCGCGGTGAGCACGGCGTCTCGGCGCTCCTGGGAGCGGTTGCGGCGCTTCGTGGACTGGCTGCGGAGGCGGCTCATCCCGTCACCAGAGCCCGGTGGTTGGCGTTGATGGAGCGGAGCGAGTCGAGCTGTGCTCGGTAGTTGCGGCCGGCTTCCTGAGCGGCCAGCAGCAGCGCCTCGGTGGCCCGCTTCTCCGTCAGCTCCGCCTCACACTCGACGGTGGCCTCGGCGTCACGGACGTACTGCGGACCCTCAGCCATGAGCAGCGCCTTGGCGTGCGCCACCTTGTAATCGACGTCGGCCTCGGCGGCAGCACGGGCACGCTTCGCCAGTTCGTGAGTGACCTTCTCGGCCATCGACGACAGGCGCATGATCTCGGCCTCGATGTCGACCTGAGGTAGAGGCTCGGTCATGCCGACGCCCCTTTCTGCTCGTACTTGCGACGAGCGATGGCGGCGCAAATCCGGCAGTAACTGGTACCCGCTTGGCGGGACGTCGGTGGGTACGTGTAGACGTTGGTCGGGTCCGTCAGGTCATGGCCCCGCAGGCAAGCGTCCGTTGGTGTCCCGTACTGAAAGCCACCGACCTCGCCTCGACGGACGTTCTCGATCGGGCGGACGGCGTCGAGGTGCTCCGGGTTGACGCAGGCTCGGTTGCGGCACAGGTGATCGATGGAGAACCCATCAGGGATCTGGGCCACGAATCGCTCATAGCTGAACCGATGCCCGTACACCATCTGCGTGCCGTCGTACAGGTGGGAGTACCCGGCGCTCGTTCGAGCTGCGGTCCAGACCCAGCAGCCGTCGTCGTCCACTTCGTAGCTGGCGTCGAACGTCGCCTCGACCCCGCGGAAGCGACGTACAGGCACATCGGCACGAACATCACCCGTCTGCTTCCACCGGCCGTAATGCGTCGAGCACCACCCGCGAGCCAGGAGGGCGTTGGTGCATCCGTCAACTGAGCAGCGCCTCATCTCGTCGGCGGCTTCGGCGAGGTTCACGAGGCCACCTGCTCCGGCTCCGGCACGAGATCGGCAACCATGTCGACGGCGAGGCGACGGCACTCGTCCATGTCGGCGGTGGTCCACTCGCGCTTGTCGTCGGGCCACGCAGCGGCTTCCCACACCCGACCGGCGATGATCTTCGGGGTCAGGTCGTCGAGCCGTGCGCCTTCGGTGTCGAACACGACCTGCTCGACCATCGTCAACAGCTTCTGCTTGGCGTACCCGACCGGCAGCGCCGCTCCGTCGACCGTGTTCAGTCGCTCAGGGACGAACCCGCCGCCGGCACCGAGCACGTCGAACACGAAGTAGCCGAGCGAATCGGTCGCGGGGAGGTCGAGGAGACCGGACTGCGGCATCTCGACGCGCAGGCTGTTGACGTCGGACACGACCGGTGGCTTCGGGTACCGGGTGCGGACCACGGCGGTCGCAGAGAACACAGTCCCCTTCTCCAGATCACGGGACCACTCCGAGTCCTTGGTCGGTCGGCCATCCTTGTCGACCTTGGTCTTCTCCTCGGCCTTGGCGGTCAGGACCACGATCCCCGGCCACGCCTTGAGGGCGTTGATGTAGTCCCGCCACCACATGTCCTTGACCGCGGTCCAGTACGACATGGACACGTCGATGTCGGCGTCGGGGTCGTCGGCGAGGATCTTCTGTGCACGCTTCGACGAACGCGCGCGGAGTGCGGCGCGGTCCTTGTGCATGTCCCACAGCGCAGAGCCGGTGTCGACGATGATGACGTTCGGCTTCCCGTCGATCGACGGTTCGGCCATGGCTGCCTGCATCTGCGTCTTGAGCCCGGAGAGGGTGCCGTCGTGCTCGACGATGAGGAAATCGCCGAGGCTGGCGTACTCGTCGGCGCGGTTCTCTGCGAGCTCGAACACGAACGTCTGCCCGACCCGCTCGTCAGCGGACAGCCGGAGCGCGGCGTAGGTGCGGCCGGACTTCGACTCGCCCTCCACGATGAGAAAGGGGAACGCGACCTCGCCGGTCGGGCGTCGAGTACTGAGAGCGGCCATCACGCACCGGCCTTGAACTCGAACCGGTCCTGCTCGGGCTTCTCCCACACGGCACCGGGCACGACCTGATCGCCGACCATGACCTTGTGCGGGGTGAACCCCTCGCGCAGCTTGTAACCGTCAGGGAGCTTGTCGAGGTCGTACTCGGGACCGCACTTGGCGTGCTTCTGGATGTCGGTGACCGTCGCCCAGGTGGGGCGGGTCAACTCGGCGGGGACATGGTCACTCGGTCGGCCGTAGGTCTTGACCGACTCCTGCTGCTTGCGGAGCTTCACCGACCCCCACGGCAGATCGATGGTCTTGCGCTTCGCGTCCTCGGAGATGTTCGCCCGCGTCCATCCTTCGATCTGGTGGCCGTAGAACTCGATGGACGAGTCGAACGGCTTCAGCGCTTGTGCCTTCCGTTCCCTGAGGTCAGCGACCACCTTCTCGGCCTTGGCGATGTCGGCGTCGAACAGCGCAGCGCGGGCGTCTCGCTTCTCTTCGAGGCGGTGGACGATGTAGAGCTTCGTGTCGACCTCGGCCTCGTCGCGCAGCACCTCGTCGGAGAACTCGGGTTCGTCCTCGAGCATGTAGACGTCGAGCGGGATCGGGTCGACGTCGGCGAGGTCGTCGAGGATGGCGTCGTCCAAGCTCTCGGCGGCGCTCATCGGGGAGCCCCCGCAGGCTCGGGTGCCAGCAGAGTGAATCCAGCGGCTGCCAGTGCGGCGAGGGCATAGGTGGCGTCGAGGTCGCAGTAGCTGCACGTCTTGTCGCCCGGTCGCTCGCCGAGGTTGTGCGTGTGTATCGAGCGGTTGCGGTGGAGGAAGCCCGCCACGGCTTCCTTGGCGGGGTAGTTCTGCGTCACCTCGATCTCGCTCACGACGTCGCCCCGATGTCGGCCGGGTCGTCCAGTCGTGCCCAGTGCTCGGACTCGTCAGCCATCGCGGCGTAGTGCTCGGCAGCGTTCCGGGCCATCTGGCCTTCGAGCTCCATCGCTGCGTCCTCGATCACCTTGGCGAGGTGGCGCCAGGAGGCGGGGGTGCCCGACAAGTGGAGGATCACGCTGTAGTCGCCGCCGATGATCTGCGCTTGGCCTTCGCCATCGAAGAGCGGGCTCACGTTGTGCGCCACGAAATCGGCGGCCGTGTCGATCGCTACGGTGCATCGGTGGACTCGGGTACTCTTGGTTTCCATCGGGGTTCCTTCCCGGTCATGCGCCCGACTGGCTGACACCAGTGCGGGCGCTGTTCTCGTTGGTGACTGAGTCGATGGCGGGAGCGCGTGCGGCAACGTCGGTCACGGCTGCGCTGTCAGGGGCGGGACCTGACCCAGTGGGGTGGCCCGCCATCGAGATTGCCGCCGAGGTCCGCAAGCCCTCGACGGCGGTCGGATCGCTCACCGCTGAGCGGCGATCCGAGGACTTGGCGTAGAGGGGCACGAACTCGCACGGGTGCGGTGCGGGGCGTCCCCATGTGGCGAGGCGGGTGAGTCCGGCCGCTGCGGTGCACAGGTCGGTGCCCTTGCGGACAGTGCCGATCTTGCGGGTGGTGGTCTCGTGGTGCAGTCGCTCGTGGACCACGCACCAGCGGAGGCCGGTCTCCAGCCGGCACGCTTTGCAGCAGCCGTCGCACACCTCGACGCCGCGCTCGTCGTCCCAGTGGGCATCGTCGAAGAGGGGGACGGAGCAGTCGAAGCAGTTCACGACGCTCTCCGCATCCGTCGGCGCTCGCGGGCATCGGTGCCGCCCCAGATCCCGTGCATCTCGACCGGCGTTGCCATCGCGTACGTGAGGCACTCCGCTCTGACCGCGCACGACGCGCAGACCGCCTTCGCTTCGGTGATCGCCTGTCGGCCGTTGGGGAAGAACCAGTCGGACGGAAGGCCGATGCAGTTGCCGTTGTCGGCCCAGTCGCCCGGAGGGTCTTTCGGGCCAGGTTGGCAACGTTCACCGCGGCCGAATGCAGCGTTCGCGGCTCGGCACGGAGCGCAGCGACAGCCGCGCTGGTACATGCGGCGCTCGCCATGGTCGGTCGGTAGGCGCGGGCGAGTCACGACTGGTCCCGCAGTTCGTGGTAGATGGCGTCGAACTCGTCGCGGTGGCGTTCACGCAGGATGCGGGTCGCCTCGTTGTAGGCGCGGACCCGGGCGAGGTCTTGCCGGCGAACGGACGGCTTGCGCTTCCGGTACTCGCGCATGTACTCGGCGCGGCTCATGCGTTCCACCGGGAGCCGTCAGGGAGGGAGAGGGTGAGGCCGCTCATGGGGTGGCCTCGGCACGCTTGTCGGTGTCCGCGCTTCGCCAGTCGTCGGCAACCTCTCGTGCCAACCACTGCCGCCGATCATCGAGCCAGAGCACATGGACGATCCGCTGGGCGAGCTTGGTTCCGTAGATGTCGACCCAGTCGGGGTCCACCTGCTGTGACCACAGCGGGACAGGGAACGCAGACGAAACGTGCTTCCGCGTGAGGTCGGCGACCTCGATCGTCCAATCGCCCATGACGAGCGGGTCACGATGGGCACGGACCCGAGCGACGACGATTCGGTGAAGGTGATCTGGGGTGGGGGCAGGTAGTGAGCAGGTGTAGTACCGCTCGGTGACATCGACGCTTGCCCGTACCGCTTCGCCAGTCGGCTGCGGCCACTGGATCTCAGCCACGCCGAACCACCTCCCACACAGCCAACGGTCGCCCGTACCGGCCCTCCACCAGCTCGCCCGTGTTGCGGATGCGACCAGCAGCCTCCAAGTCGGACAAGCGGCGACTGACGCAGTTCCTCAACTTGTGGGGCAGGGCCTCGCACACGTCATCGAGCGAGGCTCGGCCGCCGTTGGCGACGAGGGCGGCGTACACGTCCTCCTGGTCCTTGCGGGGGCGGGTGCGCTTCGCTGCGATCTGGCTGGATGCGGGGTCGCTCTGGCGGTGGGTGCCCGCGGTGATGGGGGCGTCGAACAGGGTGGGCTGGCTCATGCCGTCCACTCCGCCTGAGCGGGCACCCGTGTCACGTAGTCGTTGGCGTGCTGCTGGATGACGTCGGTCCAGAGGCCGTCGACGTTCAGCCAGACCTTGTTCTCGATGCCGCCGATGGTGCGGACCGAGAACCAAAGTCCTCGCCCGAACAGGTGACCCATCTTCACGAGGTCGCCAGGCCGGACGTCCTTCCACAGCACCTCTTCGGCCGTAGCGTCGTCGCTCATGCCGTCACCGCCCACACGGCTTCCAGCTCGGCGATCTCGTCCCGTCGTGCGCTCTCCGCTTCCAACTCGGCCAGCGCCACCCGCACACCCAGCCGTCCGTCGATCGAACGACGTAGGCGGGCAAGCTCGAGGGCGGCTTCGAGGGCTTCGTCGGACAGGTCAGCGCAGGGGCGGACCCAGGTTCGGCCGCAAGATCGGCAGCGGCGGTGGCCGGCGTCTTCGATGATGGGGAGGGGGTGGTGGCAGCAGGTCATCGCTCGTCGCCTTCGGTCCGGCCGGCGGCAGTGACGGGAACGGGCAGCAGGTTCCGCAGGTCATCGAGCGTGACCAGCACCTGATCCGGAGCGGTCGGTGTGTGCGCTTCACAGCACGCCGACGCCATGGCGTTGTCTCGGACATCGACCACGGCAGCGACCGCGCCGCAGAACCGGCACGGCGGGATGCGGCACTCCATGACCCGCTGATGTCCGGCCCGGTAGCCCTTCTCGTGCTCGATGATCGTGCCGGACAGTTCGACCAGCAGCGTCACGTACGCGCCGTCCTCGGCCCACGGCTCGATGTCGCAGGGCACGGCGTAGAAGCCGCAGTGGCAGTCGACCGACGGGCATCCATCATGGTCGTAGGGGTTGCGGGCATAGGTGCCGAACGAGCGGTACTGCTCGCGAAGGTTGCAGCGGGCATCGGCGTCGACGCCGAACTCGGCTCCCTGGTTGAGGCTGGCCCAGTGGTGGCTGTTGCCGTGGAAGATGAGCCGTGCTGCCCGTTGGGCGAGGATCGGCTGATCCGACTCAACGACCTCGAGCTTCGGCTCAGGCGGGGTCAGGCTGGCTGACGGGCCGGAACCGGTGGAGAAGGTGTAGTGGAGGGTGCCGGAAGCGACGGGGCCTCCCGATGCCCAGGCGAAGGTGACTGGGTCGGGATCTGGTGGACCCGCTTCGGCTTTCCGATTGCTGCCATGGTGGATTTCCTTCCATTGGTAGACGGCGGCGATGGACCAGCCGACGGTGCCGGCGGACATGACTGCGACCATGAGCGGCGAGCCGCTGAGTGCCCACAGCACGGTGGCGACGAGCGAGAGGACGGCCGCGATGGCGAACCCACCGAACCGGCTCATGCCGTCTCCCCTGCCATCTCGTCACGGAGGGCCGCAGAGGGGGTGAAGGAGGTCATCGCCCGAACCGCCCGCCGAACAGGCCGCTGAGGAGGTCGTCACTCAGCGGGATGGCGTTGACGAGGGTCAGCTTCCGGTCGCAGCCCAGGCAGTGGGAGCGGTCGGTCTTGACCTCGATGTTGTGCATGGCGCAGCCGCGGTTGTCGCAGCGGCGCTGGAGGACGTCGGTCATGCCGCCTCATCCCTTGGGAGGCGGTCAGTCCGGGCGATGCCTTGGCCGTCGAGCATGTCGGCCAACTGGCGAGCGGTAGCGCACCGCCGCAGTTCGGCGGCGTGGTTGCGGTTGGTGTTCGCTTCCTTCTCGTTGGCCCACTGCCGCCAGTCCCCGGCCGACATGGACCGCAGGGTCACCTTGTCGTCGCCGACCTTGAGCGGCATGTGGGCGCAGTCGTCGAAGGCGAGCGTCAGGGCGTTGCCGTTCACGATCTCGTCGACGGCCTTGCTGACCGTGTTCATCGACCGCCGCTCATGGGCCTGGATCGTGGAGCGGGCATGTCGCTCGGCGAGCGTTTCCAGGTAGTCGATGTCGCTCGTGTAGAGCGTCATCAGCCGAGTGATCGCGGGAGCGGCCCAGTCCAGCGACGAGTACCGGTCGGGCCGAACTCGGTCGAGCTGGGCGAGGATCGTCTCCTCCTCGGCGCGGAAGTCGAACTCGAACTCGTCCATCACTTGAGCCCCTTTCGGATGACCCGAGCGGCCTCGGTCAGCCGCTCACGGAACGACTCGGGGATCTGTTCGACCGCCTCGTCGAAGTGCGGGAACCGGTTCTCGGCGATGGCGACCAAGTGGTCCCACGCGTTGATCGACTCCGTGAGGTATTTGCCGTGGCGCTTCACGGCCTCGGCGTGCTCGCGCTTGCGCGTCTTGAGCACCGCCTCGGCCTCGGCCAAGGTGAACTCACCCGCCTTCACCTTGGCGGCCAGGTCGGCGGCCTCGGACTTGAGGGAGTCCATGCGCTCGGTGTCGGAGTCCGAGCGGTTCTTGACTTCTTCGGCTTCCTTGCGAGCGGCGTCGAGGCTCTTGTCGCCAGCGATCACAGCAGAGGCGAGGGAGGGAGCGAAGTCGAGGACGAGGCCGGCCTCCCGTAGCCGGTTCTGGAATCCACCAGATCCGGTGGATTCAGAAAGTGCGCCGTACTTCCACCGACCGTTCTTTCGGTAGCCGGCATCGGCGAGAACCACGGCGGTCGTCATCGCCTTGGCGCCGTTGGTCATGTGCCGCCGGTCGGCGTTCTTGGCGATGATGAACGGCACCGGGTCGCCGTCGTAGATGACGAACTCCGGCTCGACGCCGGCCAACTTGCAGGCGTTCAGCCGGTTGCGGCCATCGAGCAGTCGGCCGGCCGGGTCGAGGGTGATGGGGTCGGTTAGGCCGATCTCGGCGATGGACGCTCCCAACTCGGCAAGCTCATCGTCGGGGAGTAGCGGCCACGCTTCGGCGGCGGGGTGGATCTCGCCCGTGAAGGTGATGTCTTCGACGGTGGCGAGGCTCACGATGCGGCCTCGGTGGGGGAGAGGATCGCCTCGACGTCACCTCGACGGAAGCGCAGCTCGCCACCGGGGAGCTCGATGCCGACGAGCTTCCCCTTGCGGTGCCACGACCAGACGGTCTTGGGGGTGACTCGGCAGAGCTGGGCCACCTCGGCGGTCTTGAGCAGGTCGTGCTCGATCACAGTGGATCCTCGCTGTCGGCGGGATTAGCGAACGACAGCGAACGTAACGGTTGTAAGGAATCCTGTCAACCGTCATTCCATCCACACATTGGGTACTACTTGTGGAAACCGTGGAGAACCTTTACGATTGCCACCATGTCCACATCTGACATCACCACCACAACGCAGCAGTTCACACTCGGCGATGCGCTCCGCAAGGCGCGTGTCCAATCTCACCGTGGCCGACTGAGCCAGGCGTTCATGGCAACTGCCCTCGGCGTGTCCCGTCCCACCATCTCCGCGTGGGAGAACAACTCACAGCAGCCACCGTTCAAGTCGGTGGTCGAGTGGGGTCAGGTCACTGGCTGGCCGCTCGAATGGTTCGTCGGGGCGACCGATTCTGAGGGAACGCCGGTAATCCACGGACTGTCCACTGGGGTGCAACTGGACCTCTTTGAACCAACCTTTGAACTCGCTGCTTAGTGAAACCGGAAGAACCGGCAGTCTTCGGGCACTCCCCGTGCCAATTCGATACACCCTCGTTGCGCAACGCGGACGACGTATTGCGCAACTGTTGTGTATCGGTGGAACGGAGACGGACCAGTGCGAGTGAACGTCCATGTGCCCGACGACTTGGCCCGGAGGGTGAAGGAACGACTCCCCGACCTGAACGTCTCCGCTCTGGTGCAGCAGGCGCTGCGCGGGATGCTGGAGTGCAGCCACGAACGAGTGTGCTGCGCGGACTGCGGGGACGTGGTGGACCCGTCAGGCGATGCGCTCGCGAGGTTCTGGAAAGAGCTGCTGTGGTCGTGGGAGCCGCTGGTCGACAGGCAGGGGACCGCGGAAGGCGCGGCGAGGGTCGGCAAGGAAGTGGCCGTGCGGCTCGGAGTGCCGGATGCGGAGCGGACACCGCTGCCGCGTCCTCCACGATCGAAACGGATGGTGGCGTGACTGTCACCCCTACAGAGAAGCCCGAAAACGCAAAAGCGCCCCGCCCGAAGGCGAGGCGCTGAACGTCGACCAGGGGGGAGTCGAGCTAGTCGGTGCCGGACAAGTCATTCACGGCGAAGCGGCCGAGGCGGCGCAGCATCCGAGCCATCGTCTTGATGCGGGCTGCGGGATTCGAGTTGATGTCGGCATTAGTCGAGTCGATGATCGCCTGGATGGCGATCAGGTCGTCAGCCAGGTTGGCCTCGATCGCCGTGCGGTTGTCCTGCTCCTGTTCGTTCGCCAGTTCGTCGGGCGTCTTGTCCCGCTCCGTCCACACGACCGTGGGGGTGCCGTCGAGCAGTTCGATGCTGTGGTCGTGGGTGGTCGTGGCAGTGTCGTCGGGCCGTGGAACGTCGACCACCTCGAACCAACCGGTGGCCTGCTGGAGCTCCACAGACGCGTCGGCCAGGCCCATGACCCACGCTCCGTCGTCGAGACGGCGGGCCGAGTTGGGGAGCCGTCCCACCGATTGGATTGTGTCGTCGACGATCTGGGCGTAGGTCACAGTGACACTCCGTACTCTGCCCAGAGGGCGTCGATCACGTCCCGTTCGGGACGTCCAGTGAGGAATCCGACCATCTTGTAGCGGAGGTTCGTGCTGCCGAACTCGCGCAGCGAGCTGACCCCAACCGAAAGGTGCGACACGCCCGTGTTAAAGCCTGTCCCGGTCCATTCCTCGGTCCCCGAGTCATCCGGCAGGATGAAGGTGCGGGCATCACCAGCGTCCCGGCCCGATGCCATGACGCCCGTTTCGCCCGCGTCCAGCTCTCGGTCAGGGTGCTTGCCGACACCAGCACGTGTCGAACCTGACGAGATGCTGTAAGGCCAGCTCGGGGGTGAGGTCCCGAACCCCCAGCGGACGTTTATGACCCACCCGCCCGAGTAGGCCACGTCCGCAATAGGGTTGTTCTGCCCCGGCCCTAATCCGAGGGACGAGACAACAGCCACAACACCGTGGATACTGCTAATCCCTGTCGTGAAGGACTGACCGGCCGTCAGGTAGAAGCCGTCGGAATCCACCACATCCACGGGCAAATCGGGGAGCAGCCCGTTCGCCGACGCCAGATCAGTCGATGACACGGCGTCGTCGACGATCCAGTAGTCGTACAGGTAGTCACGCCAATCCACGCCACCGCCGGCTACCGGCTTGCGGCCCATCATCATCTGCCGGACGCTCATCCGAGCCCCGATGCCACGAGTGTGCCGACCCAGGTCGTGCCGCCGTCCAGCGTCGTGAACCCGTACAGACTCGGCGATTCGTAGGTGGGGGCGGTGGCTGAGTCCCAATCGACCGAGGCCGGGAACGTCGGCGTGAACGCCCCCGACAGCAGCAGCAGGAACGTGTGGCCCGCTGTGGGCGATGGGAACGTGAAGGTGCAGGACTCGTCCATCGTCACGTCGTGGGCCGGCGCGAGGGTCAGGGTCTCGGTGGAACCGGAGGCGGCGACGGTGTTGACCGCGTACTCGCCGTCAGCTTTGGCGTACTTGGTATTCCCGGAACCGTCCTTCACCTCGCCCGACAGGGATATGTTCTTCCACCGCAGCGCCGGGATGCCGAGATCGATGGTACCGTCGTCACCCGGCAGGACGTCAGTCCCCCGCCACGACATGATTCGCGCACCGCCGGCCACAAGCTCGCCGCGATTGGCGGACACCCAGCTAACGCCGGTGTCCGGGTCGGCGGCGAACGCTATGGCCGGTGCCGAAGTCGAGCCGTCCGGTAGCAGCACCGCTCCGGTGAACGTCGCCCCGTCGAGAGCGGCGAGACCAACGGACGACGGATCTGAAGACGCCCCGTCGATGGCGTTGTGCAGGGCGTGGAGGGTGTCGTGGTGCTCCTGGTGCTCCTGTACCGACGCGTCCTCGCCGTCGTCTGCGTAGGTGCTGTCGATGTTGACGGGAAGGTCGGTCATCGTTCCCTCACATACACGCGAATCGAGCGTTCATCGGTGCGCCCCGCAGTCGTCACGATCAGGCATTCGACGCTGTAGTTCGTGCCTGCCGTACCACCCGACAGCCACGCGGTGACGACGCCGTCGCTTTCGCTGGACGAGTCGAGCGTGATCCCGTCGGGGACGGTGATCGTGTGGTCCGAGATCGTCTCGGCGTCTGCGAGCCACGAGGCCCACGAGAACCCGAAATCGAGGACGGCTTCGGGGTCCTTCAGGAACGTGTTCGCCATGCGTTACCTCGCTGCGGTCAGGGTCCGGGCCTCGGCCGGGACCGTCAGGATTCGGTTCTCTGCATCCACCACGAACACCCGGCCCTCTGCCGTGATGACGAAGATTCGTTCGGCAGGGGTTGAGGTCGGGTCGATGACGGCAACGACGACTGCGTCGACGGTGTGCGCGTGGTCCAGTTCGGAGACAGTGAGCGCATGGATCTGCGCCAGGACCAGCGAATCGAGCGTGTGGCCGTGGTCCAGGTCCGCAGGCTCGAGGACGTGGACCTGGGTGAAGGTCAGCCCCTCGATGCTGTGCTCGTGGCTGAGGTCGGCGACGACGAGGTCGACTTCGTTCGCTTCGGTGGAGATGGTGACCGAGTCGATGATGTGGCTGTGGGCGAGATCCGCGACCGACAGGACGTGCGACTGGGTGATCGCAACCGCGTCGAGACTGTGGCCGTGTGCCAGGTCGTCGACGGCAAGGGTGTCTTCGGCTGTGAGCACTACCGAGTCGATGGTGTGGCCGTGGTCCAGGTCTGCGACCGACAACCCGTGATCTTGGGTGAGCGTGACGGCGTCCAGGTTGTGCGCGTGAGCCAGGTCTTCGACCGAGAGGGAGGTTTCGACGGAGAGCGAGACTTCGGCGAGCTCGTGGCCGTGCGCCAGATCCGAGACCGTGAGGTCGTGGTCTTGCGTGACCGTGACCGAATCGAGCGCGTGGCCGTGACGTAGCCCGGAGACAGCGAGGGTGCCTTCGGTGCCGAGCGTCACCGAGTCGATGCTGTGCGGGTGCGCCAGGTCGTTAGCGGTCAGCTCGTGCGTCTGGGTGAGCGTGGCCGCATCAAGTGTGTGGGCGTGGTCGAGGCCTTCGACCGCGAGTCCGTGTGTCTGCGTGATCGACGCGTCGTCGATGGAGTGGCCGTGGGCCAGGCCGTCAACCGAGAGGACGTGAGCCTGGGTGATTGCAACGGCGTCGAGACCGTGAGCGTGTTCGAGGTCCGACGCTGTCAGTTCGTGGTTCTGGGTGACCGCTACAGCGTCGAGCGTGTGCTCGTGGGCGAGTTCCGCCACCGTGAGGTCGTGGTCTTGGGAGAGCGCCACTGTGTCGATCTGGTGGCCGTGTGCGAGGTCCGCTGCGGTCAGTTCGTGCGTCTGCGACAGAGCGACCGAGTCGAGAGCGTGCGAATGGCTCAGGTCAGAGACGGTCAGGTCGACCGGACCAGCAACCGGCGCATAGCCGGCCGTGTAACCCATCGAGTACCCGGCCGTGGCCGCTGCGATCGTCAGGTCACCGTCGACCGTGTGCGCGTGGGCGAGATCCGCAACGACAAGGTCGTGGTCCTGGGTCAACGTGACCGGGTCGAGTGCGTGGCCGTGGCTCAGGTCGGCGGGGACCAGGTCGACGCCGGTGGCTTCCGTGTACGTCCCGGTCAGGTGCGCTTCAGATGCCTGGATCTCGATGCCGTCCGACGCCATCGACTTCGAGTACGTCCACCGCAACCGCAGGTAGGCGTTGTTCCACTGGGCCTTCGTCGGGGTGCCCGTGATCGTGAACGCTGGGGTCTTGGCGTTGAACGTCGAACCGGCCGTGGATTCGGTGGCGACGGTGACCTCGTTGGTCAACGCGGTGGTGGTGGCGTTGCCGTCGAACACCTGCGCGAACAGGATCGACGTGTCGTCGGATGCGGTGCCGTTCAACCGGACCCGGAACGCCCCCGCCAGGGTGTCCATGCTGCCGAAGTCCCCGTCCACGTCCGACAGGCGCAGCAGGATCTCCCCGCTGGAGTCGATGCCGGGATGCAGGTACGTGGAGTCCAGCCCGTCGGTGACGACGACGTACAGGTCCGTCGTGCCGCCGGCCTGGTCCGTGACCCCGGTGAGGGTGCCGTCGGCGTCAGGAGCGAGCGGGGTCAGGGTTGCCAACAGTCACCTCCCGATAGCAGCACTGGTCGGACCCTGGACCCCACGCCCCGCACGACTCGATGCCGACCCGGTCCCAGTGCGGTTGGACGTGTTCGAGGTAGCCGGGGTCGGCGTGGACCGCATCCCATGACCCGAGTCGGCGACGGAGACCGCAGGCGAAGCGGCGGCCGTCGACGTTGTCCTCGAGGAACCTGCACCGGGCACCGTCGACCCAACAGCAGTGCTGGCCGTTGACGCCGTCCCCTGTGCAGGTCACCTACTCAGGCGGTCACGTCGAGGAACTCGATGTCGAACGCCGGGACGTTCACCTGGTTCCCGGAAGTGACCGCTTGCGACGTGCAGGTGGTGACGTGCAGGAGCGTGGTCCCGTCGTCGAGGCAGATGTGCGTGGCGTCGCCGTCGTCGTCGGCTGACGCGATGACCTGCGCGGCCAGCGTCGTCTTGCGACCCGACGTGTCGCCGTCGGTGGCCGCGGAGAAGTCCCCGCCGCCGAGCCCGTCGGTGATCGTGACATTGCCGAGACTGACGGCAGCGATGCCCGCGAAGTTCGCTGGCTGCGCGGTCGTCACGCTCAGTCGGGTGGCGGTAGCCGTCTCGGCCAGAGCCGCATCGAGTACCGAGTCACTTGTGAACTTTGCCATTTGGGTCTCCTTAGTTTCGGATTGACGGCTTGTTGCGGGGTGCGATGTACACAGCGGCGGTCGGGACGAGGATTGCCAGCAGGTGCTCCCACAGCCCGTCCACGTCGACGGGTACGTCCACGCCGTTGGCGTCGGCCACGAGGACCACGGCGATCAGGACGGCGATCGAGATGGCCTTCGAGTACGGGGCCAGTGTGTTGGTGACTGCGTTCACGATGTCTCCTGTCACTTGCACGCCGCGAGGCGCGTCTGGATCTCGGCACGGAACACGACGACGCGCTGGTCGAACTGGTCCTGCTGTTCGGGGGTGCGGTCGGATCCGTCGGACGAGAACCCCGCGAGGGCGTCGGTGTAGACGTCGAACGCTTCACGGATGGCCTCGCACGACTCAGACCGGGAGCGGTGCTGTTCCCACGCCACCAGGCCGAGACCGATCACCAGGACGACGATCGCGGCGGACACGCCACGGTGCCACCAGGCTCGCTTCCGTTCGGTGCGGGCGTGGCGGTCGAGTGTGTCCAGCCGGTTGAGCACCTTCCCGAGCTCCAGCCGTACCGCCTTCAGCTCGTCCACCAGTTCGAGCATCGCCTCACTCATTCGCCAGCCCCCGCAGTTTGTCCTCGAGCCGGGAGACGGTGCGCTCCAGCTCGTTGATCACGATTCGTAGGTGTGAGCGGGCGGCGGAAACCCGTTGTTCTGCTGCCCGCTCCTCTTCGTGCCGGTTGCGGACGACCCACGGGAGCCTCATGGCCGACCTTCCAGCAGTCGGCGGACGTCGATGAGCACTTCGTAGACCCGGTCTTCGAACTCTTCGCGCGCCTTGATCGCCTTCGTTGCTTCTGTGATCGCGTGGCTGAGGTCGCCGTGAATGGCGTCGACGAGGTCGTCGCTGCGCTTCTGCACATGCTGGCTCCGCTCGACCTCCCGGTCGTGTTGTTGCTTCGCCCACATGAGGAACAGCGCCAGGATGACGCCGATGGCGCCGTAGTTGGCGAGTAGCTCGGCCGGGTCCACATTCAGCCGTCGCCGTGGATGGAGCGGATCAGCTTCGCCAGACCGTCACGGGCCGTGTAGACGGACGTGCGGACCTTGGCCGGCAGCTCCTGGACCAGTTCGATGGTCCGTTCCTCGCGGGTGCGGGTCTCGTGCTCGATGCGCCGCACCCGCTCAGCGATGTCTGCCAGTTGCTGCGCCTGCTCGGGGGTCATGTCGTCCTCCTGGTCCTCGGGGAACCATGTCGATATGTCGTTGACCTTGTCGGCCAGGACGGAGATGTGGGCGTGCCGGTCGTGCGGGTTCGGGCCGGTGTAGGTGCGCCACTGCCATGCCTGGGAGCCGTAGCTTGAACAGACCCGGTCATCGCTGATCAGGTACTTGACGCGAGGGTCACGGCGGCGGCGGAGGTGCTCGAACAGCACGTCGGGGTCGAAGTCGTCGCGGTCGTAGACGAGATCGGCGGCGAGGTTGCCGGGGTCGTCGGTGATGTCGAGTGCGGTGACGATCCCCTGCGCGTTCGGGTTGTGGTCGCTGGTCCGTGCCGCATGCGCCCGATCGCCGATCGAGCCGTCGCTGCGTCGATCCCTGCCGGGGGCGCGGGCGTCGATCTCGTCGATCAGCTTCACCAGGCAGGGAGCGAGCTTGGCGGTTCCGTCGCCTCTCCAGACCATCAGGCGGCGCTCACTGGATGATGCCCTTGCATCGGAGCCGGTAGAGCTTGGAGCGGACGGCCCCCACGGTGCGGCCGAGACGTTCGGCGCAAACCGCGTACGTCCAGTTCTTGCCGTGCATGTCGAGTAGGGCGCGGATGTCCGCTGCATCCCACAGATCGCCGTTGTCGTGGACGACGGAAGTCATCAGAACAACCCGGCACCCATGGACGAGTCGCAGTGACCGCCGACCAGGATCGCCAGCATCAGGACGATGGCGAGGCCCAGCGCGACGTAGATCAGGAACCGCATCAAGGACATGGGGGTCTCCTCGCGGTGATGTGTGACTTGACAAACCCATAGATATCCACAGGGCTGCTACGGTCGGCCGCTCGCATGGGGGATCCGAAGGACGCTCAGAAGGCGAAGGCACGCGCTGACGCCCAGAAGCAACGAGCCCGTCGCGCCAAGAGCGCGGCCAAGAAGGCGAAGGCGAGGAAGACGAAGGCGGCGGCGAAGAAGAAGCAGGCAACCCGCACCCGGCACAACGACCCGGATTATGAGAAGCTTCTACGCGCGGCGGAGAAACGGGGATGGAACGTTCTGAAGGATGCGGGATACTTCAAGTGTTATTGCCCGTGTGCCGAGAAACACTTCGTGTCCGTTGTACTGACCGCATCAAGTAGTCGTACGCTGGTAAACACACGATCGAAGTTCGAAGGGAAATCGTGCTGGAAGGACAAGCCATGACGAAGTTCGAGGTCACCCTGTGGGGCCAGTTCGTCGTGACCCCCGAGTACGACGGTGAGAACTACGACCATGACGACGTGGTGGACCGCACGTTCAACCGCACCGTCCAGGAGTTGTTGAAGTACGACGGCGTGGAGGACCCCCAGATCAGCGGGACCATCACGACCGGGGAGTTCGAGGTCAGCATCCTGGTTGACGCTGCGAGCTACGGGGAAGCTGTGAGCTTCGCCGAGCCCACCATCCGTTCGGCGTTCCACGGTGCCGACGTGAACACGGATGACTGGGAGTCTGTGCCGTTCGAGGTGCTGGTGCACTGCGTCAAGGCCGAGGCCGACGACGAGCACATCGAGGCCGCCAACCAGGAAGCGGATCTGATCGACGCCTAGAGTCAGGTGTCATCGGCCGGCGACTGAGCGTCGCCATCCTCAGGTTCCTCATCAGGATCGACCTCCAGCAGCGCGCGTAGCGCTTCCTCGGGATCGAGCGGGATCTTGACCGGCTCATCACGATGGGAATGTCGGGCATCCTCGGTCATGGAAGCAGCGTAGCGCCCGTTTAGTGCTTCTCGCTGACCGACGTGGTCGACGTCGTGCATCAGGAGGGGAACGATTCGAAGTACGAGTCGATCAGCAGCGTCGTCGCCCGCATGGTCAACGCCAACGAACTTGCCCGGGGGCCACGACGTGGCACCTACGGGCGCGTGGGAGTTCACGACATGAACTCCGGAGACGCCGAAGGCCCCGCTGGAACGGGGCCTTCGGATGAGCAACATCCCCTAGAGGAAGGAGAGGAAGCTGATGACCGTCGTGCTGATCATCATCATCAAGCCGCCGCCTCGGCGGTGACCTGACTGAGTTTTCAAACCTTGGGGTGGTCCCTCACGGGATCACCCCATTGGGGGCTAGTGAATGGTTCACGGAGGCACGCTTGGAACCTGGCTCCGAGGGTTCGAGTCTCTCTAGCTCCACCTGCGATCCTAATCGCGCTCAGGTTGTATTACTACCCCATATTCGCGCGGTCCGTACGTACAGTCGCGCGGTGAGCGCGGAGCGTGTTCAGTCCACGACTGGCCGGTAGCTCAACCGCCGACCGCCGACCCGGTAGCGCATGAGGTTCGTCATGCGCTCGGTGTCGGTGTCCTCGCGGGACGAGTAGCGGTAGTCGAACTCGGCCAGGTAGCGGTGCAGGTGCTTGCGGCTGACGTGGTGGTGGGTGCCGTCGAGCGAGCGCTTCAGCTGGCTGAAGAACCCTTCGACAGCGTTCGTGGTCACGTCGCCCCGCACGTACTCGTAGGCGCTGTGGTCCACGAACTCGTGGCTGATGAACTCCTGGCCGATGGCCCGGTACTGCGATCCGCCATCGGTCTGAAGGTCGCTGTTGGCCATGTCGACCTGAGCGGCGAGTTCCTTGGCGAGCGTTGCGCCGGTCACGTCGGGGATGACCTTCGACCGGACCTCGCCGGTCGCCTTGTCGATGAGCGACAGGACCGTGGTCTTGTTCGCCATCGAACGCTTGTGGCTCCCGGCCCCGCCCTGCTTGCCGTACTTGCCCTGGCGGTGCTTGTTCTTGCTGTTGCCGCCGATGAACGTCTCGTCAGCGACGATCGTGCCCGAGAGCAGAATGGCGTGCTCTGCGTGACGGGAATGCATCGTTCGGGGACATCTCTGGCGATGGGGTGGTCATGTGCTGTACGTCACGCCGTCCGATGAGCCGATACGCGTGCCCATGAAGGAGCCGTCCGAGATTCGCGGGTTGACATGCGTGCCCGAGTTGTTCAGCGAGTTCGTGAAGTACGCCTCCACGATCGACCAATCAGCGAGAGCCAGGTGCGCCGTCAAGGTGACGGGATCGCCGATGTCGTCGTACGGCTGGACTTCGGCCGCACTCGTACCGACATCACCGTCCACCCGGAAGTAGAAGATCATCGACCCGGCGTTGGCGGTGGCAGAGAAGTAGAACAGCCGCAACGAAAGCGAGAAGATCCAGATGCCACCCGGCACGGTGACCTCCGTGGCGGACGTGTCGAGTCCGCTCACATTCGCCGTGTGGTAGTTGAACAGGTTCGAGCCCCACTGGAAGGGGATCGTTCCGGTGGTTCCGGTTAGATCGCCGCTGTGTGACTCCTGTGCCCGGAAACTCTCGGTGGCACCGCCACCCGATGCCGCTGGCGGGTACGGCAGCATCTCCTCGTGCAAGTGCTTGATACGGATGATGCGCTCGCCAAGCAGGTTCCCGCTGATCCCCCCCGGCGTCTGTTGCTCGGGTCCGACGGCACGCTTTCCGAGGCTGCTTCGTTCGACAGAGCGGTCTCCCGTGGTCCGCGGGTTGGTGGTGCCCGTCGACAGATCACGGGATCGGCGGGGAGGTCTCATGTCGAGCTGTTCGCCAGCGGCTCGGTCGACCAGATGACCGTCATGCGGGTACGGGTGGCGACGAGGTTCACGCTGTCACCCGAGGACTGCTCCACGATCACTTCAATCTCGTCGTCGATCGCCAGGTTCGTTTCGATCACGAGCTGCTGTCCGGGGATCGGGCCGATGCGGACCTCGCTGTTGACCTCGAGCGTGATCGTCTGGTCATCGACCGGGATCACCGACGCGTACTCGGTGTGCACGACGATGCGGTGCGGGCCGTTGCGGATCGCAACTACCTTGCCGGGGGCCAGATCGTCCCACATGCCGGTGCCCTCGTCGGACCACTGGTTGTGGTCCCAGGAGATGGTGTGCGGGGTCTCGTCGGCGACAGCCTGTGTCGAGTCGAGACGAACCGCGGCCTGGGGCGGGTTGGCGAGGAACAGGAGGTCGTCCATGGTCGCGTTCCACCACGCCAGCGGGATCGCGTCGCCGGTTACTGCGTCCCGCATGTCCTCCGGGTCTGTCCACTCAGCCACGTGGCCTCCTCATGGTGCGAAACGGCCGACGTCGAAACCGGCAGTGGCGTCGTCGAAGCGGAGCCAGGGGCCGGCGCCGTGGTACTTGACGAGGTCGTAGAACGCAGCGACCGAGCCCTGTCGGAACTCGTACCTCTGCGCCCTGACCACCCCCTCCATCTCGGCAGTCCCGCCACCCGGCGGCGTGTGGGAGAAGTCGCCCCGGTCACCGAGCCCCACGGAGAGAAGATCCGGAATCGGGGCGCCTTGATCCGAGTGGCCGTGTGCGTGCACCCCGTCCAACTCGAGGACGGGTCCGGCGTAGCGGACCACCCACCACGTCGCCAGTGCTTCGGCTTCCACCACCGACATCGGCAAGTCCCGCGCCGTCCACGGATGCGACGGGCCATAAGCGTCGATAGATGCGCCGTCGGTGATCTCGACCACGTCACCGTTGGCGAGTTCCACCCGCCCCCGGTTGATGATCGTGCGCGACCCGTAGCGGGGGTTCACCCCGGCGATCTTGTGGCCGTCCGGCCCGAACGTGATGGACGCGTCTATCTCGAGGATGTGATGGCGGTCGTGGAACGTGACGTCGCCGGACTTGGAGGTGTAGAGCCAGCCGTCCTCGGCGTCGGACGCGTCGATCATCAGTTGCAGTAGATTCGCCGACTCCTGCTCGACGGCATCAACCATGACGTTGCCGGTGTCGAGGCTCCGACGGTCTGCGGGCCAGTCGGCGAGGTCGAGAAGGGCGGCGATACGCTCTCCGCTGCGCTGACGTGGAAGATCCACGTCCATTTCGATGAGCGCCACCCATGTGAGCGCGTCGGTCAGGTTGACGGAGACGAGACCCTGGTTGTACTCGGGCCACACCGGGGGCCAGTCCTCGACGTAGCCACGGAACAGCGGGTAGCTGGTCTCGTCGTACGTGACCGACAGGCGAGCGTGACGCATCGGGACGAGGTTGTGTGTGGCGCCGGTGTTGGTTGGATCGAGTGCCCGATCCCGGTTGTTCAGGACGAGCGTGGCTGATGATGGGGACCCGGCGAGTCCGAGTTGCACGTCGACCCGCTCCTCGTCGCCCTTGACGCGCTCGGACAAGTCCGTCCAGGTGCTAGCCGTTGCGGAGGGGTTCGTGTCGAAGTCGACCTCGAACTTGAGGTCCCACGGCCCGTCGGTCACAGCCCGGACACGCCCGCCGTGACCCGTCCCCGCTCAGTGAGCCCGCGCTCGACGGCGGTGATCAGCTCACGGTGACTACCGACGATGCTGCCAGCGTTGATGTTGATGTTCGTCACCACCGTCGTCATCCCGCCCCCTGTCGCAGCGGAGGTCGGGGCGAAGCGACCTTCGTTCATGTACCGCAGCGTCGATGCGCCGATCTGGTCGACCGCCGACTTCCGCATCACGAACTCGCCGGGAGTCAGCCACGCCGGGACCGTGTCCGTGCCCGATGGCCCGCCCCGCGCTCGGTAGATGGGTTCGACGAGGCCACCAGCGGCCAACGGTGCGCCGCCGATGGGGCGCGAGTAGGGGTTGTCGAGCTGCTGTTCGATCTGGATCATCGACAGGGCAAAGCGCATGTTCGCCAGCTCCTGCCAGAACTGGCGGGCGTCCAGGGAGATAGTCGCAACCCACGGCTGGGCGTATTCACCAGCTATGCCTGCGGCTTCTTCGAGCTTCCCGATGATCTCGTCGGTGCGGTCTTTCGACCACCCCATCATCTCGCCCATCTCACGGATGCGGCCCCTGACGAGATTCATCAGGCCGGCGTTGCCCTCCATCGCTCCGGACAGGGCGATCGATGCGACCATCAGGTCCGTGGCACGGCGCTCTGCGCCGCGTTCCGCCTCGGCCGACTTCTCCATGGCCTCGGCCAGGTTGTTCTGCGCCTCAGCGACCGCCTCCGCACCCTCGACCCCGGCTTCGGCAACGCGCTCCTGCGCCTCGGCCGACTTCTCCATGGCCTCTCGAAGGCGGTCCTGAGCGGAGGCGACGGCTTCGGCCCGTTCCTCGTTGACGCGCAGGTTCTCGGCGGCCACCTCGGCGGCGGCGGCACCGCGGACGTTCGCCCCTTGGAGATCTTCGGCCCGTGCGGCAGCCTCGGCGAACTGCTTGGCGACGTCTGCTGCTTGGGCGGCGGTGATGAGGCCCTGACCCACCCAGGCGTCGAGCATCCGGCGGGACTCTTCGACCGACACATCGCCGGTCTGGATCGCACCAGCGAGCCGGGTGGCGGCACCGGTGACGTCCGCGGCGCCCTTGGCGAGATCGAGCGGGCTGGCCTTGTCGTCGCCCTTCTTCGCGAGCAGTTCCCGCTGCTTCTGGAGCGCGTCGAGCATCCCGAACAGCGGATCGACCGATGCACGTTGGTCGGCTGCCAGATCACTGATTCCGCGGCGTGCCGCTTCGGCCTCGTCGGCGACCATCGACATGGCTTCGGCCACGCCGCGCTGCGCCTCGTCCACGTCACGGGCAGCGGACACAGCGTCGCGTTGGGCGTCGGCCACCTTGCGTGCCGCGTCCCGTTGGGCGTCACCTACGGCCCTCTGTGCGTCCGCGACGTCGCGCTGCGCTTCCTGGGCGTCACGTCCGGCGTCCTCGATCGCCTGGAGCGCGTCCTGCATAGCGAAGAACGGCTCCAGCGGCGCGGAGTAGGAGTCGATCAGGTCGGCGAGGGCTTCCGCTACTTCCTCGGCGGCGGCCGCCTGCTTGTCGAGCGCCTCGGAGTAGATGTCGGAGCCGGATGCGGCATCGGCCGCACCGTCGCCCGCCGCGCCGAGGGCTTCGTCGACAGCCGCGGCGATCTCCTCAGCCTTTGCGCCTTCCGCCGCCATCCGGCCAAGCGCCGTGAGGAGTCCCATTATCTCGAACTTCGACAGGCCCGCCGCCTCGCCGCCGGCCGTGATCCGTGCGCCCATGTTCTGCCACGCATCACCGCCCTCGATGAGAGCGTCGGCCATACCGATAGCCGACACCCCAGCCTCCGCCATCGCCAGGGCGAGCGTGGGGGTCTCATCCACGAGCTCGGAGAGGAAGCCGATGGCTCCCCCGGCGGCGTCTCCAGCCTCGCGGATGGCGTCGGCCCAACTCTTGACCCGTTCGTCGGCCTCTGCCGCCTTCTTGGCCTGCTGTGCCGCTACGTAGGTGATGCCGGCGAGCGCCACGCCAGCCACGCCGACCCCGACCGCCATGCGTCCCATGTTGCGATTGACGAACTTGCCGGCCTTGCCCATCTTGTCGAGAGCGTCCCGGGCGTCGAGCACCTTCGGCCCCATGACACCGAGCGTCCCGATTACGCCGAGCCCTGCCGTCAGCACGCCAGCGAACCCGGCGGCCGTGGCCTTCAGCGGCGACGGCAGGGAGCCGAGGCCGGTCGCGACGTTTCCGGCAGCATCGGCGATGCCCTGAAGTGCCGGCAGGAACACGCGACCGATGTCGATTCCGAGGTCAGTGAACTTGTTGCGGAGGATCTCCAACTGCGCCTCGGTGGTCCCGTAGCGAAGCGCGGCTTCCTCCTGTAGTGCAGTGTTCTCCTCCCATGCAGCGTTACCCATGGCGATGCGGTCGGCGAGGTGGTCGCCAGCCTCGGCGGTGGAGTTCAGCGCACGCATGAGACGCTCATCGGCGAGACCGAGCTCGTCGAACACCGACGTCGTCGACTGGCCGGCGCTGTTCATCCGTCCTAGGCCGGCGATGAACGACTCGATCGCCATGGCCGGGTCGTCGCGGAATGCCGCCACGAACTCGTCGGCCGTTACCCCGGCCACGCTAGCGAAGGTCTCCAGCGCCTCGCCTCCAGTGAGGGTGGCGTCGCGAATGGCGGTGAACGTCTTCGACAGGGCGGTACCGCCAGCCTCCGCACCGACGCCGACCGAGGTCATCGAGGCGGCGAAGGCGAGCACGTCCGACTCGGACAGACCAGCGATGTTGCCCGCAGCGGCGAGGCGCTGGGCGAACTCGACGATCTCCGCCTCAGTGGTCTCCGAGTTGTTACCAAGTTCCACGATGGTGGAACCCAGGCGGTCGAAGTCGCGCGACGACGTTCCCATGATGTTCGCAAGGCGAGCCAGGGAGGTGGCCGCCTCGTCGGCGCTCAGGTTCGTCGTCTCACCGAGGTCGATCATCACCTTCGTGAACGCCTCGACATCGTTGACCTTGATGCCCAGCTGACCGGCGGCCTCAGCTACTCCAGCGATCTCGGCGTGGCTGGCTGGCAGTTCCTTGGCGAGATCGCGGAGGCCGCCCTCGAGTTCTGACAGCTGATCCGCGGTGCCGTCGACGGTCTTCAAGACCCCCGCCCACGCGCTCTCCCAGCCGATCGCCGCCTTGACGGACAGGCCCAGCCCGACCGCCATACCCGCCGACATCAGTAGAGCGGAGCGGCCAACCTTCTCGATATCGGCCCGACTCGCCTTGCCCATGCCGGACACTTCGCGACCGAACTCCTGCGTGGAACGGGCGGCGGTCTTCAGGCCCTGCTGGTAGTTCTGGACCTCGGCAAGCAGCCGGACTCTGATCGAACGGTCGTCTGCCAAGGTCACCCCCTCAGTCCTTCGCCCGGTTCCGGGTCGCGTACTTCGTGCCGTGCGGCGCCTGCTTGCCCGCCTTGTTGTCCTGCTGGCGGGTCCGTTCGGCGGACGCGCACGCCCAACACGTCACCCGTTCTGTGATCCACGCCACCCGGTGCTCGTCGTCGTGGGACTCGTCGACTGGATGGCCGCAGCCGTCACAGATCAGGTTCTGCTCGTGCTGGTAGTCGAGCGCAGCGTCGATGTCGTCCTCGGTCCACTCGGGATCGTGGAACGTCTCGGACCACTCCAAGCGGCCCATCGGGCCGTAGTGGTAGCGGGTTACGCTCCGGCGCTGTCGTCCGAGGAAGGTTTCTCGGGGGATGCCCCGTTCGCCGCTGTAGTCGAGGATCGCACGCTCCGAAGGAGACCCCCGATAGCGGCTGGCAGTTTTGGGTGCGGCGTCTCGTTCTCGTTCAGGCTGAACGCAGCGGCGAACAGCTTGTCCCACTCGGCGTGATGGAGGAGCCCGTCTTCGGTGTCGGTGCCGTAGAGCTTCGTGGCCTGCTCCAACGACATCGGCGGCTCGACCACACACGCAGCCACCGCGGCGGGTGGAAACGTGGTCAGGTTGAACATGAGCTGATGATCCCGGCCGGGGCGCGGGGTGTGTTCACGGAGCAGGTTCGCCCACTTCAACGATCCGATCGACCGGAGCGTGAACGTCGTCGAGCTGGTCTCCTGTTCTGCTTCGACGGCCACGATCTCGTCGTGGAGTCGGTCGATCTCCGGGTCGGAGAACTCCCCGTTGACCGACTTCGACTCGTTCGCATCGGCGATGACCGCGTTGAGTCGCGCGACCAGTTCGGCGTGCCGGTCGACCAGATCGCCACGCGCACAAACCGGCACGTCGAGCGTGCGCGGCTTGGCGGTGGCGATCAGGTCATCGACCGTCAGGGTCACGAAGACTCGCCGCCGATCGTGGCCTTCTGGCTGAACTTCTGGCCGTTGACCAACAGCATGGAGCCGTTGAACGTGGTGAGCGTGTCACCACCGGGGAACTCCGGGGACGGCTCGGACATCTCCAGCCAGGCGAGCGTGACCTGATCGCCGTCAGCGAGAGCCTGCTCGGACGGCATGCCCGTCCGGATTAGGAGCCAGCCAAGCGAGCCCTTCTCGAACAGCTCCCACGCCGTGTCGTCCGGCTGCTTGTAGCGCCAGAAGGTGAGGGTGGGGGCGACCGTGGTCCGGCCGTTGGCCATGGCGACGAACGCCGAGCAGATCGACGCCGCGTCGATGGTGGCCGTGGAGATGCCGAGATCGACGCCGCCGGACTGGATGTCGCATGACAGATCCACGATCTCGGCGAAGTCGGCGAGGTCGGGGGCTTCGACGTCTTCGACGGCGGTGCCAGCGGAGTCGGCAAGCCACCCGACGTAGAGCTGACCGTCTGCGGGGTACTTGATAGTCATGATGTCCTCCTCGGGGACGCGTTGAGGTCACCCCGATCTGGGGTTACCTCGGTGTTGTGGGCGCCCCTGAACCCTGGGGCCGGGGGATCTACGACTCGGGTGAGTCGGGGGCGGGCGGGTCGTCCCACGCCGTGCCGGTGGAATCGTGAACGTCGATGAACGACCGCTCGGAGTCCTCCAGGTTGGTGACTTCGATGCGGGCGGGCTCGGGGTCGTCGACCAGTCGCCAGCCGGAGCGAGCGAGAGCCTTGACGGTGCCGCGGGGAACGGTGGTGGTCCGACCCGACTCATGGATCACTTCGACGGGATTGCGCATCAGGACGACTCCTCGGGGGCCGAGACGGAAAGCAGTGAGTACGGGGTCGGGCAGTAGAAGACGTTCGGCGTCACGTCCATGTCGCGGTCGACCCCGGCGACGTTCACCCGGCGCACACGGAAGATGGCCCGGTCCTCGACCAGCAACTCGGCGCCGTCCATGGCGTCGAACACCTTGTCGGCATAGAACTGGGCGCCATCGGCGGTGAGGTCGTAGGCGGTGAGCCGGAACCGCAGCAGAACGTCCGTGCCGTCCTTGCCGACCGACGACATCGGTGGGGCTGACGGTTCCATGCGGAACACCACGCAGGGCGTGATCACGTTGCCGGAGGCGTTCTTCGGGGCTCCGTGGTCGCCAACGGTCAGGTCAGCGTCCTCGAGTGCGTCCTTGATGGCGACAGCGTGCGGGTAGGAACGGGGCTTGGTGTCGGTCACAGCTTCGACAGGTCCCTGATCGCCTTGGCGAAGTCGGGCAGGACGTGATCGGCCGAGGGGGCGACGAAGGGCTTCGCACCCATGTTCACGGTGCCGTGTTCGAGGAAGCGGGAGACGAACGCCGCCTTGTTGGCTCGGGGGTCGGGGCCGGCATCGGCGTACACGCCGAACCCCTCACGGCTGGCCTTGTTGTCCGAGGTGATGGAGTCGAGCACGTCGCCCTCGTCGACCGGCACGCGGTCGCGCATCTGCTGCGCGGCCTTCTCGGCGTACTCCACGACCGTCCTCTCGGCCCGGTTGCGGATCGTGTCCGCCTCCCTTGTGAAATCCTGCACGATCGCGTCGAGGCCCTCGATCACGACGCCCTTCGTGCCCTGGCGGCTCGACTGCTGCGTGCGTGAGAACGTCGCCATCAGGTGACCTCCTCAGCGAAGTACGGGGCGGTCGGCGACCAGTCGTCGCCGAAGTAGTCGGTGATGCGGAACGTCCGGTCGTCGAGCGCGGGCCCGTTCGTCGGGCTGGTGACCGTGACCTCGTCGTCCTTCTTCAGCACCACCGACCCGTGCGGGAGCTTGATCCGCCACGGACGGGTGCGGACCTCGGTCTCGCCAAGTGACCGGTCCGCGCCTTCCCACGCAGCTTGGCGAACCAACATCTTGCCGGTGTAAATCGTCGTCTTCGGGTAGACCGTCACGCCGTTCACGAAGTCCGGCTCGCCGTCGGGGCGCTTCGCCACACCGGTCGTCTTCATCAGCCGTTCCTCGGAGCGGCGGAAGCGTGCCCGTGCGGTTTCGATGCTCACCAGGCCACCCGGATCGTGCCGATCTTGCTCGCACCCTTGAAGTGGTCGAGGATGCTGGCCTCAGCGGGGAGGACGCCGTAGGACCCTGCGCCGCCAGCCGCTCCGATGCGGTAGCTGTAGCCGTCGATCGACTCCGACGTCACCGCGCCTTCCATCGGGTCGAGGCCGAGCGTGCGGAGACTGATCGCCACCACCACGCCAACGATGTCGGTCGGCACTTCGTCCGGGCCGGCGTCGTAGGTGACGTCCACGACCTGATCGATACGGGTCGTGCCGTTGATCTGGAACGAGCCTGACAAGGCGTTGACGTGGACCCGGTCCAGTCCGTCCCAGGTGTAGGCGATGTCGTTGCCGTCGATGTCAGTCACCGAGTCGACCGAATGCACGGGTCGCTGCGGGAGGCGCACGATCCCACGCTTGACACGGGTCCGCCACGTCCAGTCGTCGCGGATGAACTTCTGGCCGGTGTAGAGGATGACCGCGCCAGACACTTCGGCGAGGATCGCTTCGGAGCTGGCGAGCTCGTCGTCGGTCAGTGCGCGGCCGAGGCGGTTGGCGAGGTCGTCATCGGTGGCAAGGCTCATGCGACCTCCTCATACGGGCTCGGGTCGGGGAACATGGCTCGGATCTGCTTGCCGACCCTGCCGGTGCGGAACGATCCGTCCGAGGTCGACACCCACACCTGCCCGTCGGTGATTCCGACGTTCGGCTTGCCGATCTTGCAGTCCTTCACGTGTTCGGCCGGGAGTCCGTGGATGTTCGAGAACAGGGACCGGAGTTGCAGCCCGTCGATGTCGGTCTCATCGGCTCGTGCAGCCACGTCGGCGAGTCCCGTGCGGGTCATCACCTGCGGCGTGTGCGTCTCGTAGTTGAGCGGAGTCTCGATGCCCCACTTCTGGAGCAGCCAACCGGTCGACGAGACGCACTCGCGGTGCTTCGCCTGCCGGGTCTGGTTGCGGGGTGGGGAGCAGGTGATCGGGCCGCGATGCCACACCGGGTACTCGGTCGGTCGGAGTGCGAAGAAGTCGTCGTTCCAGTAGGCGAAGTGCTCGGACAGGCCGTCGATCGCGCAGGCCCTCGCGAGGTCGGTGCGGATGCGCCGCCACTTCGTGCCGCCGTTGTGGCTGGTCGGTAGATGTTCAACGTTCGCGGCCCACTCCGGTTTGTGACCGACGAGCCAGACCGTCCCGTGCTCGACGTTGGCAAGAGAGCGGAGGGAGTAGCGGAGGTCTTCGTGGTCACCCTTGGAGGCCACGAGGTAGACGACGTCGATCACACGTATCGGCTCCTGTGTTCCGGCTGCCAGTCATCCGAGTACGGCACCTGCGCCGGCACGATCTCCGAGTGGGGTGCGAGGCCGATCGCCATGCCGAGGGTGATCAGGGACGGCGGGAAGTCCTCTAGGAAGTCCTCGTAGCGCACGACCGGGGCGTGCGGCTCCCACGCCTCGTAGAAGGCGTGCCACGTCGCCGCAGGGTCGTCCCAGGTGAAGCCACGAACCTTGGCGACGTCACGAGGTAGGCGGTCGATGGATGCAAGCCAGTGGTCGAGGTCCTTGCGGACCAACACCGGCGTGATCTGCTCCTGGCGTACCCGTTCGATGACCGTGGTGGGGATGCGCTTTCGGCCATGCAGTCCCCGGCGCCGTTCGTCGGGGAAGGCGTGACGCCATCCGCCCCGGTCCTTCGTTGCCGAAGCGTCGAAGTTGAGGGCGATGACGTCGTGGGTGAAGTGGGTTCCTGAACGCTGGAGCCCGAAAACCTGCACGGTGGGGCCGGCAGAACCGGCCCCACCGTTACGGGTCATCAGGCGGAGCCGCCCACCGTGACCTCGGCAGTTGCGAGGAGCGTCGGACGGACGACCTTCGCTCCGTAGAGGTGCAGACCGCGGATGCCGTCAGCGAACGCCGTCTCGAGACGCAGGGCCTCGGTGTCGGCGATCTGCTCGGCGTACGTGGTCGCCATGCCATGACCGGCGACGACGGTGTAGACGCCACCGGAGTCCTCCGGGACCGTGTTGGCCTCGATCACGTCGAACCCTGCGGCCCGACCGACCTGACCGTTGCGGAGACCGGCGGTGGTGCCGGACGCGTCGGCCCGGATGAACCGGTCGTCGCGGAGCAGGTAGGCGTACAGCTCCGGAGGCACGACCACCCAGCGGCCAGAGGCCGGGGTGTTGGTGCGGGTGAGCGTCGTACGAAGCTCGACGAGGAGGTCATACGCCTCGCCGGCCTCGTCCACGGTGGTGGCGCCGAGCTCGTTGCCGGAGTCGACGTCGTCGACCATCTCGCCGACGAGGAACGTGTCGGCATCGGCGGCGAGGTTGTACGAGGCTCCACGAGTGACCTCGTCCACGAAGCCCGGGAGAGCCTGACGGCGATCGAGATCGTCGACCTGGAAGCCGAAGTACCGGGCCTGGTCGATGATGAGCGCCGTGGTGGCGTCGGTGAGGGTGTCATAGGTGACCGTGGTCGAGTTCCGGGTGTAACCCCGGGTTGCCGGGTCGACGAACGACGTGATGTGGACCGTGTCACCGGCCACGGCGATGTCGCCCTCGTAGTTGCGGTTGATGACGCCCATCTGTCCGTAGACGAGGGAGTCGCGGAGGTTGACCAGGAGTGAGCTGGCCCAGATCTCCGGGATGAAGTTGGTGATGGCCACAATGGCCTCCTTGGAGCTTGGGTCAGCCCTTGCCGGCCATGACGTCGTCCAGGCGGCCGTCTCGGCGTGCCTGGTCGATCTGCTCGGGGCTCATGGCCACGAGGTCATTTTTGGTGAGCTGACTGGTGGTGGACTGCGTGCCCCGCGCGCCTTGACCGAGGTCGAGGGGTGCGGGACCGTCTCCGGGAGGCGTTGCGCCGCTCAGGTACGGCTTGGACTCGAGGAACGAGTCGACTGCTGCGGAGATTGCCTCCGCGTCGATGTCACCGGAATCAGTGACAGGTACTCCGTCGAGTCCGAGCAGCCGGACGGCCACCTCGGGATCGGCGAGAAGTTCAGGGTCGGCGATCTTGCCGACCGATGCCGCCTTGAGTTCGGCGGCGAACAGGCGCTGGTTGACCTCCGACAGCGTCTCGTTGCGAGCGTTGGCGGCGGCTTCCTTCAGCGCCTTCTCGTGCTCAGACATCTGCGACGTACGCAGTTGGTCGAGCTCGGCTTCGAGTTCCTTCGCCCTCTTGGCGTCGGTCTCTGCGGCCTTGGCGCGGTCCTTCCAGATCTGAAGGGCCTTCTCCCCCTCCGAGCCGAGCGGCTTGTCGTCTGCGGCCGGTGCGGGAGGCGCCGGGGCAGGCTCGGGGGTTGCCGGCTCTGCGGGTGCAGGTTCGGCGGGAGGGGTTGGTTCGTCGGCCATTGCGGCCTCCTGTGGTCGGGACCGGCGTTGCGCTGGTCAGTTGAAGATCGGTGACTGGACACAGCCGCAGCCCGGATGGCGGGCCATGCGGACTGAGGTGGAGCGGACGACCCCGTCGTCGAGCTGCACACACAGCGGGCAGGGGTCGGCGTCGACCTGGCGCACCCAACCCTCAGCACCTCGGCGGGTCATGCCGGTCTGGACGGCGGTGGCGACGGTCAGGAGCGGTTCTGTGCGGCCCCAGTCGCCCAATCGAGTGCCGCGGGAAGCGGACAGGTTCTCGACGGTCGCTGGAACGGATTCGATGATGCGGTCGACGTCACGGAGGATGCGGCGCTGGTCCGTCTGCACAGGGGTCGGACGGAGTCCGAGCGGGGCGGTCGGCCGTCGGATCTGCCTCGTCACCTCGGCGGCGAGACCGATGTCGGCGAGTTGCACCCCTGCCTGGTTGGCTTGCGCCACCGCGACGGCTGCGAGTGACCGGAAGTCTGCGAGAGCGAGGCGGTCGGCTTCGTAGGAGGCCCACAGACGAGCGAGGCGGTCCCGGAGCCCGTCAGCCAGCCGCAGGGTCGATGTCTGGACCTGTTCCATTCATCACCTGCCCCACGAGGTTCACGCCCTGGACTCGGAGGGCCTCGGCGGCGTCCTCCTCCTCCATCTGCTCGATCTCCTGCGGCGTCGCGCCCCAAACCCGCTCACGGGTCTGCCGGAGCGTCAACCCGCCCTTGAGTGCCTTCGTGCCGGCGTCGGCCATCTCGTTCATAGAGAACCGCTCCGGTGCCGCCCAGATGACCTCCATGGCCTTCCGGCTCGCCCGCTCCTCGTCGCCAGCCATCAGGAACGCGTACGACATGACCTGCTCGAGCGGCTCGGTGGCGTCGGTGATGTGACGCTTCGTCTTGAAGATCAGCCGCTCACGGGCCAGCGCGGCACCCTCGGCGCTCCCGTCGGTGGCTTCAGGCGTCAGGTAGAACAGCGGCGTGCCGGACAGCGCAGCGAAGTCCTGCACCTGATCCCGGACGAGGTTGCGGATACCGCCGAGGTCGACCTGACCGGACTCCCACAGGTCCACGCCGTCGGGGAGCTTCCACAGGGCGCCGGGGTCCTTGGCGAAGATGTCGTCGTAGTCGATCGGGTTGCCCTGATCGTCGTTGTCTGGTAGGTCGCCCTTGACGGCCATCTGGCGGAACGCCTGGAGCGTGGCGATCTGGAGCTCCTGCAACACCAGGAAGTTGATCCGGTCGAGCAGCGGAAGGTGCGGCTCGAACTCGCCGACACCGACGCCGTGCAGGGTCGGGTTCGCCGGGAAGGGGACGACAGGGACGATGTTGCCGGGGACGGTGTCCTCGGAGTCGAGTTCCCACTCGTTAGCGTCGTCGGGGTGGGTGTGGCGCGGGATCGGCTTCGACGGGAGATGCACGGGGGACGGGGTCGTCGTGGAAGCGGAGAACCGGGAGACCTTGCCAGGGAGGTACAGGTACGCCCGGTCACGGTTCCCGACCTCGTCGCGGAACACCTTGAGGCCAGCGAGGACCCTGGATCGGCGGCGGGGGTCGGTTTCGACCACGACCTCGCGGGGATCCTCGGGGGTGATGAGGGGGGCTTCGATCTCCGGGTCGACTGAACCGACGATCATCAGGCCGAGGGACATGGACAGGGACGCCTCGAACACCCGCGGCATCCCGGCATCGAGTCCGTTGGCCTGCCAGATCTCCCACGCAGCATCATCACCGAGCTGGTCACCAGCGGCGCCAGTACGGAATCCGGTGGGGCGCATCCGCTCAAGCGGCGCCTGAACGGACAGGGCAGCCCAGTTGGACCGGGAGACGGTCATCAGCCGCTTGAACGCTTCCTTGACGGAGTCCTCGGCGTGGACGGGGATGCCGTTCTCGCAGCGGTAGTACTTGTCGAGGTTGTCGAACCGGGTGCGGTCGGCTCGGAGCTTGGTCAGGAGCCGTTGCAGCCACCATCCGGGAGACTCGGGCGTCATGTCGAGCGCCATGCGGCCTCCTGTGGGGTCAGCGGATGCGCTTCGGCACCGTCCGGTTCTTCTTCTTCGCTCCGGTGGCGATGGCGTCGCCGCGGGCCTTGTGGGCGAGGCAGTCAGCCATGACCCCGTCGAAGTAGCGCCGAGAGTCGGCCTTCTCGAGGATCCACATGGGGCGCTTCTCGTCGTCGAGCACGTTCGTCATCTGCTTGTTGGCGTTGCGGACGTGGCGGGCCATGACCGGGTCGGCGTCGTGGGTGAACTCCCCGGCTGTCATGTCGGCCTTGTAGGCGGCGAGGGCGTAGGCCATCGGGCGGCGCCGGTGCGTTGTCCATGCGATCACCCGGTCGTCACCCCACCGGCCCTGCCAGCGCTCGAACAGGATCTCGATGTACTGCGGGTCCACGTACACCCGCCACACCTGATTCGACGAGAACAGGTCCAGCATCGCCTGATCGGCTTTCTCGAAGTCGTGCTCGTAGTCGTCGGGAGCTTCGATGGGGCGCTCTTGGATGTCCACCGTCCAGCGATGACCGGAGACCACGTCAGCGGCACGGATGGCGAGGGCATCACGGAAGCGGGCGCCGTCGATGCCGGCCACAACCAGCTCATCGGAGGGAAGGTCGATGGTCGAGTCGCCGAGCTCGTCCCAGCGGTCACCGTCGAAGGCCGAGCCGGAACCGGCGACCAGGCGGTTCCCGAAGAACCGTTCGGCCTGTGCGGCGTCTTTCTCCATCAGCTCGGTCGCTTCGGCCTCGATTGAGTCGAGACCGTCGTTGGCGAGGACGTGGCGGGAGCCCCGGTACACGTAGCGGTGGATCTCGAGCCGTTCGTCGGGCTTGGCGTAGTCGAGATGGGCGGGCGGGGGTCGGTGGAAGCGGAAGACGTCCTCGGCCTTGGACTCCATGGTGCGGAGCCCGGTCGAATCGACCGTCGGATCGGGCGAGTTGGTCGTCTCCACGACCCGGCCACCCATGCCGGCCACGCCACGGCGCTGCGTTTCCGCGACCCGGATCATCTTGTTCTGTGCCGTGTAGAGCCCGGTCTCGTCCTGAAGGGCGAACGTGATCGGATTGCCGAGACGGGCCTGAGCCGATGAGGTGACCACGTCGATCCGGCCGTCATTCGGGAGGCGGATGAACTGCTCGCCGACCCGCATCACGTCGCCGAGCGGGCCGTTCTTCACCATCGACTGGAGCGGCCGGTAGACGTTGTCAGTCTGGTCCTCGGCGGTGGCGAGCAACTGGATCAGCGGCGTCGCCCACGGCCGGCCCATCGGGTCGCCTGGTTCGTACTCGTGAACCCACCCACAACCACAGCCGTAGGTGCGGCAGTCGAATCGCTCCCCACCCTTGGCCCAACCGTCGAACAGGACCGGGCCTCGGGCCTCCGCGCAGATCAGCGTTGCCGACCACGGACCCTTGCCCGTCTTCTGCGGTGCGACCACCTGAGAGCGGCGGTTGAAGAAGGCGGGGGCCTTCTGGCCGGACTTCGCTCGGGGCTTGATGCGGTAGTGGTTGACCGTGCACCAGAGCTGCCAGTCGTACATGACGAACGGGTCGCCCTTGTCGTCACCGTCGGGGATCGGGCAGTGGTGCTCGATCCAATCGGGGACGATCCACAGCGTCGGGAAGTCGACGGTGAACTCGTCTGGCGGTGCGAGTAGCTCAGTCGCCTCCACCGACGACCCTCAAACGGTCACGAGAGGATGGGGAACGACCTTGCGCGGCGGGAGCGGACGGGACGGGTTCGCCGATCCTCCACCGGTTCCGCAACAGACCGGGCATGGAGAGGCCGAGCGACTCCTGAAGTTGGCGAAGCAGCGTCCGGGCGCTCGTCGGGGCGTCGTGCTGTTCGGCCTTCACCAGCGAGCGGACGTAGATGGCGACCTCGATCTCGGCGCCGAGCTTGTCCCACATGATCGCCTGCGGCCGGGACCACTCGTCGGCCCACAGGTCGAGCTCGCGCTCCTGGGCATCGTCGAGCGGCCATGGCGGAACCTCGCCCACGCGACCTGAGGCGGGGAGTACAGTCCACTCCCCATCGGCCTGTGTCAGGGAGTCAGGATCCGGCGGCGGACCGGAACGGGCACGAGCTCCACCCTTGGCCATGGTCATCACTCCTCGCCGGCATTGCGCCGGGTCGGTCAGAGCCGCAGCGTTGCGCCGGCGGCCGGTGTATGGATATGCAACGAGCACCACGAAACGTGGTGACGCCACGACTTTCTGAACCCCTCAGACCTATGGGACGCCACCCTG